GTCGCTGCGAGTCCCGTGATGTCGCTCCACACCGTCGCGAAGGCCAGTACGTAGCGGTCGCTGCCACTCCCCACGTCGAACGCGAACGTGTGGCTCGTGCCGTTCGTGCCGCCGCCGTCCGCCGATCCGTAGCGTGCAATCGCCATGCTAGTGCCCCGCCCTGAGGTGAGGTACACTCGCGGGCATGATTCGACCACCCAACGCGGACTTCCCCACCGACAAACCCGTCCCGCCCTGGCGCATCGGCGTGTGGCTCCTCGCCGCGATCCCGTTGCTCGTGGTCTTCGTCATCAGCGGACTGTGGCAAGGCATCGAGACGCTGACGGAGCGAAAGCTATAGGCCATCATGGGATGTTGTTCAGTTTGTAGACGTGGATAACTGGTTCTTGCGCGATCACGACGCTGACCACATCCAACTGCGCGACATAGATTTTTTGATTCACGGCGTCATAGGCCAGCCCACCAGACGCATCAATGACCGGCAGCGCAAAGTCGGACGTGTGCAGCCAGACGCCGTAGGGCACCACATCCCACGGTTGCCACGGCTGCCCCGTGCCAGGATTCGTCGTGCCCGCCTTCACCTTCGCGAGATCATTCAGGTCATAGGCCCAGAACTGGAAGGTGTATGGCCACGCACTCTGGCCCTTCGACTTCGGCGCGGGGTCATAACAGCGGGCGCTCCCGACGTTGCTGATGCCGGGCAAGCCGTCGTCCAAGTCGCCTTCCAGCACGTGCAGTCCTGATACGGATGTGGGCGCGTATTTTAAGTAGTAATCGCTAACATGACCGGGGTCAGCGCCCGTATAGGGGCCGATGATGCCGTAGCAATAATCACCCGTCGCGTTACGGCCCCAGTAGAGCAGCGTGCGCGTGCCAGTTACAATCGTCATGCCGCGAATAAAACTCACGGCCCCCCAGGTATCGTTCTGGTCTTCCCACTCTCCAAGCGTCGGATGCACGTCGTTGTAGAAGACCAGCGGCACGGCGGTATTAATGTTGGCGGTGACGCCAATGTCGGCCGAGTTATAGGCCCAGGCGGCCGGACCAATCGAGGTGCGCGAGGCAATCGACACACAGCACTGGCCTGAGAGCATCGTGCCGCCCAAGAGCGGCTGCCACACGGTCGGGATCGCCGTCATGTGGCCAGAATTCCACGAGGTGCCCGTGGGATACCCCCCCGCGCCGCTGCCCTTGACTTTGCTGCCCGCAAAACTCGACGTGGCGAGCGTCAGTGAATGCGTGAAGATCGAAAACGTATGCAGGTCGTCATCGCCGTACAGGCTTGTCATGGAACCAAAGAGCTTGCCGTCCATGATCGACAGCCCCGTCAGCGTGTATTGCACCGCCGGGTTGATCGCAGTGGACGCCGCAATGTTGCCTTGGCTGATGTCGTGGAACTCTTGGGCCGTGAAGGACGCGATCGGCAGATCCGCAAAGTCGGGATCAAGCGAGGGCGTCGGGATGGTGATCTCCGCCACCGGCCCCGAGTTCCAGCCACTCACATACAGCGTCCCGGACGCGGGGTTGTAGGCGAGGTAATGCCCACCCGCCGCGTACGCGGTGCCGCCCGAGAAATTAGCATTCGGGTTACTGGTCGGGTTATTCGTTCTCGGCACACGGAACGCGCCGAGGTACTCAATGTCGGCGTTTTGCAACAGCGGTAGCGACTGGGCGTCAGACACCACCACACGCTTCTTCGGCCGCCACCAGCGCCACCACTGTGCATCAACAAAGGTCGGCAGCATCAGTCCTATGAGGGCGGTGAGAACACACACACGCAACGCTCTATTGATCGTGCTCATGACGCTCGCTTCAGTTGCGAACCAGCCGTGACGGTTCGCATGATGGTGTCGCTCACACGCCGCGCGATGTTGGATTCGGTGTCGACGATGTTGAACGTGTTATTGACGGTGACGCCGCCGCCCCCGCCTTTCGGGATGACGTATTCGCCCGCGTGCGCGTAGATCGGGCCGTCCTGCAGCACGGGGCCGCCCTCGGCGAATTGCGGCATCCCGATGTTGGCGACGTTCTCGCGCTGGGAGGTCGACGTAAAGAGCGAGTTTTGCGACAGCACCGCGTTCACCTTTGCGGAGTACTGCATCAGCTCAATCCACGCGCGGATCGCGTCGCCCGTCAGTTGGACTTGCTGGGTGAAGCCCGTGAATCCTGCCGTGGCAATATCCGTGGCATTCCTCGAGGCGGCTCCAGCGGCTTCAAGTTCCGCCGGGTACTGGCCGATGATGGTAAGACCAGTGCCTTGCAAGGCTTGTAGTGCGAGTTCGTCGGCGATGGCCTTCTCCTTGTTCGCTTGCTCCATCTGGAAGGCGTCCCGCTCCATCATCCATAATTGCTGCTTGTTCTCGGCGGCGCGCTTCGTGAGCGCGATCATGTCCTCGACGCCCTTCTTGTCCTTTTCCCTGTTTTCTTCAGTGAGCCGCTTCGCTTCAAGGTCCGCGACCTTTTGCATTTCCTTTAGTAGTCGCTCAGTTTCCTCACGCGCGAACTTCGTCGCTCCAGCGGTAGACTCAAGCGCCGGAACAAATTCGCGGTGTGACGCAGTCGCTCCCTGAGTTGTGGTTTTGTTCGCCTCGGTCTTCTGATTTAACTGATCCAATAACCGCGCGAGGTGTTCCGTGCCGCTGCCAGTGCCAGTCAACGACGCGGCTAAATCCTTCGCGTTCGCGATCATGAAATCCCAATTACTCATGCCGGCGCGCTGCGCGTCGAACAGCACGTTAAAGCCTTCCGTCACAGGCCCGAGCAGGTTCGCGGCCATCATGCTCAGGCTTCGATTCGTGCGCTTAATCGCTTCGTCAGCTTTATCTAACGAGTCAACGGTCTCTGTCGACATGACGGTATTGAGACGCTTCCACGTATCGAGCGTGCCTTCAATATCTTCCGACGCACCCGCCATCGCCATACCCAACCGTGAGCCGAACAACTCCGACGCCGTCTCGTCTCGCAACCCTCCCTGCAGCTTCGAGAGCCCGCGCATGATCGCCATGAACAACTCTTCTCCGTTCAAGCCACGCACGTCCTTCAGTTCCATGCCCATCTGCTTTAAGGCATCAGAAACCGAGTCGTCGCCCTTAGAGATTTTTCGGCTGAGGGTGAAAAGCCCTTTGCCGAGCGTGTCGGCATCAACGCCGAATTCAGACATGGCGCCCGCGAGCGTTTGCAGTTCCTCGACATTGATGTGGGTTTGCTGTGCCAGGTCTTTCAACGCCGACGCTTCCTCGGCGGTGCCTTTCACGAAGTTGAACGCCGCGCGCGCGGTGAACATCGCTAAGAAGCCAGCGGCGAGATTCTTCACCGTGCCGATCAGGGCACTGCTTTCCGAATCGACGTTCTTTGTTTCCGCCGCGATCCGTGCAATCCCTGGCGGCACGTCTTGCCCCAGTGCCTTCAACTTCGCCGCCGCTTCCGATCCCACCGCCCCCATGCGAGCGAGTTCTTTTTCGGTGAACGACGCCGCCCCGCCCGCGCGCGTGAACACCTCCGCCATCAGCGTGGCCTCTTGGATGACCTTCTTGCCGGAGAACGAATCGCCCATCCGACTGAGCTGGCTCTCCACCTTCGCGCCGCCCGTCTCGAACGTCTTTAGCGACAGCTCTGCATTCTTCACCGCACTGGTGAAGCTGGAGAAGTCCGCGAGCATCGTGCCGGTCATCGCCATAGCGTTAGGTCTGTGCAGGTTCCTTGTTCAGTTCATCGACAAGGACGTCATACACGTCTCGGTCTAATTGATCGACGGCGTCGTAATTCCACCCGCATCTGATGGCGATGCGGAGATTGGAGATGACGCGATTACGCCATCGCTGGTCTTTTTTTTTGCCTCGCTCGCCTTCTCTTCCGCCTCTTCGTGCTTGTCAATGACTGAAATCAGTTCGCGCATCGTCGCCGTGTCTAGCGATCGGAGCGTGTCGCGGCGATGCGACTCAGGCAGTTCAAGACTGTACGGCAGCGGCGCACCGTCAGGACCGATGAACGACCAGCCGATCAGATACGAGAGCAGTTTAGAAAACGGTTTCCGATCCGCCATGTCGGTCAAGAGCGTGAAGTACTCCCCAGCGTTCAACGCTTTCTTGACGTCGATAAACTCCCCATCTGAGATCGTGAGTCTGACTTGCTCAGGCTGAACCACTCGACATCTCGCCATGCACGCTCCTGTTACGTTTTGCGTTGCAGCATTTCCGGTAGTTGTGGCCCAAGCGTCGCGCGCAGTTCGCGCGGCCCGTGCCCCTCACTGAGATCAACCGTTTTCACAGGCCATCGCCACTCACCGTGTTGATGCGGCGCAATGAACACCAACGGACGCTGGCGAATCTTGAAGGCGTCAAAATTCACCAACGTTCCGGTCAACATCCACGATCCATCTTCGCAACGTGCCACGGTGTACCCGTTGATCGCACCGGCGGCAAAGTACCCCCAGTCAATGCGACCCACCACACCACGGATCGGACGGACAGCCGTCATCGACTACTACGCCGCAATCGTCCAGTTACCGGCCGCGTCCCACTTGCCTTTCGTGGAGATCGCACCAGTCGAACTGACGTTGACCGACCCATCGACGTTCGCGAGCCCCTGAAAATACGTCGTGGGATCGAGGATGTTGGGAATCAGTCTGAGCGTGACCGGAGTACCAGCGAGAACGGCCGCGAAATACAGCGGCGACGACGTCGCCACCGCATTCCACCAACCGTCGATGGCGCCGGAGTAATCCGGTAACCCAGCGACCCTGCGCTTATTGGTGTCGCCGAAGCCAGTCACGTCGACGCGATCCGTAGCCATGTCGAGCGACCACGCATTCATGTCCGCCAGCGTAACCAAGGCTGCCCCGCCGGCAGGGTCCATCTGAATGCGGCCGTTATTCCCGTGTAGACGTTGATCAACAGGCATGATGTGTCCTTTACTACGCGCTGGTGCCGATGATCACGACGTCATAGGTGACGCCCGTGCCGCCGGCGCTGTTGGTGAGCGTGATGAGATCGCCAGTGCTAGGCGTCACCGTGACACCCGTTCCTGGGCCGAACCATGCGAACGTGAATCCGGGAGGCAAAAAGAACCCGTCCGAGATCGCGAGGAACAACGGCACGCCAGTCGCGCCCGCTGGCCGGCTGACGTTTACGTTGTTTGTGTTCGCGGCTGCCGCTTTAATGAAAATCCCTTTGACCTTCACGAAAGTGATCGCCGCACCGAAGGCATCCAGCAACACGCCAGCGAGATCCAAATCCTCGGTCGCGCTCGCGCCTAATGTGCGCGTATCGGTGAACACCCGATCCGCCTGCCCAGAAGCCGTGCCGCTGGTTAGGCTAAAGTTGCTCGACAATGAAAACGGCAAGGCCGCAGTGCCTAAGTCGAGCGCATTCGATTGAATGCCGTTGATGCTGAAATTGACCGTGGACGTGAGTGGCATCGTGTGATTCCTTTTCTGTTTTACGTACTCATCGAAATACGGTAGTGCCCGCCGCGGCGAGACCAACGAATAGACGAATCCACTTCGTCGACTTCGATGTTCCTAACTCGTGACTCCCGGTGCATCGTCATCAGTCTGTAGCCCGCTACGGACAGCGTGGCTGGCGGGAGTGGTGGTTGCGGGTCCAGTAGAGAATCGATCCGAGCCGCCGCCGCTTTGATGTTCCCGCCCGCCGTCGATAACATCCGCGCTTCCACCAAGAACAACGCATCCTCAAAAGATCTCCTCTCGAACTGCTGGACGTCCTGTTCGTCCACCAACGACACAATCACGAACTTGGTAGACCCAGCCGGGGCTTCGTCCGTAAACACAGATGCGCCCGCTTGCAGTAGCGCAGTCAGCGTGGAATCGCTCGCTAGCTTTTCAATAACGGCTGCTTCTATCGATGAGGAATCAAGCATGTTCTGATACCAAATAGCGGTACAATGAACGAGGCGCGACGGTGTAATCAGCACCGACCGCGCCTCTAGCCACACGACTCTGGAGGTCGATATGGTTGCTGATAAACCTACCAAAATTTGCGAACAATGCGGCAAGCCAAGGCAACCTTGGACGCTTCGCTACTGCTCGTACGCGTGCCGAGGCTTGGCAGTGAAGCGGGCAAACTCGCTGCGCCCACCATCTCGCCCTTGTGAACATTGCGGCGCACAACGCCACCCAAACTCCGTCCACTTTTGTTCGAAGACATGTGAATTTGCAGCCCGAAACACACCCGCCGCTATAGCCACACGTTTCTGGTCTAAGGTCAAGAAGACCGACGGCTGCTGGCTGTGGCGAGGTAGCCTGAACGCGCAAGGCTATGGGAACTTTGGACACAGAGGTCAAGCACGTCTCGCCAACAGAGTCTCGTACGAACTGGCTACCGGACAGATTCCGCCAGACGGCTTGGACGTGTGCCATCAGTGCGACGTGCCAGCGTGCGTGAATCCTGATCATTTGTTTCTGGGCACGCGCGCCGATAACGTCAACGACATGCTTCGAAAGGGCCGAGGCAATCCGGCTCGTGGCGATCAAAGCGGAGCGCGCAAACATCCGGAATGTTTGAGGCGCGGTGAGACTAGCGGCATGGCGAAACTGACGGACGACATCGTTCGAATCATTCGTGCCGAATACGCATCCGGAGCCACCATCCTTGGAATGTCCAAGCGATTCGGCGTAGCGAGAACGACCATTAGAGAGGTCGCTATGCGCCGAGCGTGGAAGCATATTAGTTAGCTCCATTACGGTTCACCACTCACCTGAAGGCCATTCCGCAAGAGCAAGCCGCGAAGATCCGAGTACATCTTCGAACGCGATCGCACGACCGCCGGGATAAAAACCGGATTGGGCGGCATCTTTCCAGTCAGGTGCGAGACGCCGTTGATCGTGGTGTAGTGCCTCGCCTCCGTGCCGTGCTCGAATAAGTGCGAGTGCCTGGCGGTGGACTTCACCACGTACGCCGCGCCGAATGGCCCCGCCTCTTTCCGTTCCACGACGACGTGATCACCGAGGTTGCCAGTGACGCGATGCCTGGCATAACCCGTTCGCACCGCCTGACCGGCCCTCTCGGCGGCGTCTTCGACAATGTGCCCCGCTTCGTCCGCCAAATCCCTCGGTAGCGATCGCAGCGACGCCTTGAGTTCTTCGAGGCCGGTGAAGACGAGACGGACGCTCATACGCTCTGGCCCCTTAGTAATCGGATGACGATGATCACCAAAACGATCACGAGCAGCAGATGCACCAGCGATCCGCCGACACCGCCAAAGAACCCCAGCAGCCAGAGGATCACGAGCAGGACAATGAGTGCAGTTACAGGGTCCATTTCACGTCACCACTTCTACGGCGATGAGAAACTCCGCGATCGCTTCGTGCTTGGTCACGCCAGGTCTCCCAGAATCTTTAAGGTGTCGTGCCCGCTATTTGGAAACGTCAACCGACTCGTGCCGGCCGAGATTTCGTATTCCATTGGCAAGGTCACCGCGTGATACGCCGACATCGGCACGGGGAGTTTGGGGTCCGTGGGCACGATCGGCGCCCAGTCCGTATCCAGCCACGTGTAGCGCAACACGCCCGCCGTATCGAGCCCTTGCTTCACGAGATCGCGCGTCAACGTCACGCTCGGCGTGATCCGGATGTGCAGCTTCCAACTTGTCGACCCCGTAAGGTCGTGCGCTGACCCATCTGGATTCAATAGGGCCACTTCTAAAATCGGCCGCGTGTCGTTGGCTTTCAACGTGAAGGTCGGCATGAGTGTTTAGGCGTTGCCGTCGGTCAAGGTGAATCCGGTAATCGTGATCACCTGAGCCAGCGTGACCACGTTGTTGTCGAGCGTCATGTCGCCGCCGCCACCCGTGATCGTGACTGTGCCCTGCATGCCGCAGGTCGTCCCGGCCGAGTCATAGAGGCGGAAATGTCCCACCGTGCCCGCGGCATCAGCCGACGTCTCCTGCCACGTGCCGGACTTCGCTTTCGTGCCTGAGCCGGCCGCGGCCAGATAGTCGGCTGGGAGTGTCAGCGTGCCCACAATCGTGCCGCTGTCCGCGGTGGCACACGTCGCAGGCGGGGCACCCGTCCGTAACCGGAGGATGGCCGTCGCGCCGATGATGGTTTCGATCGCATCGAGGCGAGCATTGCGCACCGCCACGGAAAGTTGAATCGCCATTTAGACTCCTGCCAATTTCGTACGTGTTTCCGAGTGAGTAAACGTGGTGGTTTGCAGAGACGCCTGAAGCACTGCGGCATACCGTTGGCCCGGACGAGCCACCGGCTGATAGGCCACGTCGGGGATAATCCATAACGCCTCGAGCGTGGCGATCAGCTCCCCGTGAACTTCGACCCCGCCCGCAATCGCCGCCAGCAGATCGTCGAGCGCGATGGCGGCCTGACCCGTGAGGTCGACCGTGCCAGAGCCAGCGGACGTGAGCGGGTCTAGCGTGATCGCCGCCGCGCCTTGGATCTCTGTCTCTGCGGTCGCCACCAACGTCAAGGGGGCCAATGTGGGGATGGCCAGCCCACTGACCTCCACGCCGCCGGTGGCGACCACCGTCAGCGCACTGAGCGTCTGCGCCAGCACGCCTTCATTCGGTGGAGCACCCACAATGCCGTCGCCCGCCAGCGTCAGCACGTCAAGAGACTGCGCGAGGACACCCGCCACGTCGACTGTGCCCGTGGACACGCTCGTCACCGCGTCCAAGGTGACCGCCACGATGCCGGCCACATCCGCCGTACCAGTCGAGACCACCGTCACCTGTGCCAATGTCGCGGATGTGTCTCCGAGCACCTCCACCCCACCGCTCGAGGCCAGCGTGAGGGCTGAGAGCGTCACGGTGCTATCGCCAAGCACGTCGACCGTGCCAGCCGAGGCCAGCGTGAGCGCGTTAAGGGTTTGCGTCAGATCACCACTGATCTCGGTGCTGCCAACAACGCCCGCGGATACGACCGTGACCGCCTCGAACGTGGCTGAGGTCACGCCCTGGACTTCGACCCCGCCCGTACCGGCGAGTGTCAGCGCCTCCAAGGTCGGCGCGGCTTGGCCTTGAATCTCGACGGTCCCTGTGCTGACCGCCGTCAGCGCCCCCAATGTCACGGTGAGCGCGCCGTTGATCTCAACCGCGCCGGGCGCCGACAGTAGCTGCTCTCCGTCTTCTTGTAAGAGCCTGTCGCCGTCTTCTTTAAGCAGCGCGCTCATGCGAGGAACTCCAAGATCCAGATCACGCCTACTGCACCAGCGCCGCCTGAACGATCGGTGTCTCCTGCGGTATGCGCGCCGCCGCCTCCTCCTCCATACGCTCCGCCTGCGATACCGGCCGCTTCAGTACCTGATTGCGCAGCGCCGTGGCCGAATGCGGAGCTGCCACCGCATCCGCCGGAGCCGTGCGTCGTTGAATAGATGATCGACCGCATCCCAGCTTCGCCGGGTATGTTGAGATCGCCGCCGCTGGCCGTGCCGCCCGCTCCACCGGCGGAACTGAAGCCGAGCGTCGTGTTGTTGCCGGTCGCCGCGCCGTTGGCTCCGCTGTTGGCGACCAGCGTCGTCGTATTCAGTGTGGTGTTGTTGCCAGAGGATTGCCCAACGGTATACGCCTTGCTCGCGCCGATGTCGGCGGCCGTCAGTAGCTTGATCGCGCAGCCGCCACCGCCACCTCCACCGCCCGCGTCATCCGCCGCCGTAACTCCGGCCCCGTTGCCCCCCGGCCCTACGGCAATGAACAGCGCCTTCTTCATGCCCGCCGTCGGCGTGTAGGTGCCGCTGGCAGACGTCAAGGTTTGCACGACGACGTTGCTGAGCAACAACGACCCGATCAGAGCCGCCAGCGTGGCCTTCTTCGTGACCGGCGTCCCGGACGGATCGTCGACCAGCGCCAGTAAGTCTTCGAGGGCTGGGGTCGTCAGGGCGGCAAGTTGGGTAATCTTCTCGTCTGCCATAGCTATGCCGCTAAAAACTCAATGAAATACAAAATGCCATTTGCCCCAACACCACCCGCTCGATCCGATGCTGCTGCTGCATGACCGCCACTCCCGCCGCCGCCATACTGGCCGGCATTCTCGCCCACCGCGTCTGTGCCGCCTTCTGGTCCGCCCAGACCAAGGAACGAACGGCCGCCAGTTCCACCGCGCCCAATGGTGGCGCTGAAGATCACGCCACGCCCGCCTGCCTGACCAGGAATGTTCAGGTCGCCGTTCGCAGCCGTGCCGCCCGCGCCGCCGGCTGTCTGCACGCCGACCACCGAGAACGTCGCTCCCGCCGTCCCAGCGTTGCCGCCGCCCGCATTCAATAGAGCCCCCGCGGTATCGAGCGTTGTCGCCGCGCCGTTTGACGTGGCAGCGCCACCTGCTCCGACCACGTACGCCTTGCTCGCACCAATTTGCGCGGCAGTCATCAGCCGAATCACGGTTCCGCCGGCGCCACCGCCACCGCCCGCTGAGTCCGTGTTGATGCCGCCCGCGCCACCGCCGCCGCCACCGATCGCGATGGCGAGCACCTTCTTCATGCCCGTCGTCGGTGTATAGGTGCCGCTGCCGACGGTCTTCACTTGCACGGCGATGTTCGTCGTGAGCAACGTCGCGATCAGGTCCGACAACGCCAGCTTCTTCGTGATTGGGGTGCCGCTCGGATCGTCCACCACGGTCAGCAGGTCTGCCACGGCCGGCGTTGTTAATTCAGGCAGTTGCCAGATCGGAAGTGGCCCGCCGCCAGCCGGGGCTAATCCGATGGCGATGCCGCTGAAGGTGTCGCCGCCGGGCGCGCCACGATATGCACCGATGCTCTGTGAGCCGGTGCCGATGACGCCATTGGAGTCGTAGATCCC